AGCCGCCACACCCTGTGCAAAATTTTCCAAACAAGAAATTTTACGTGGATGCTTTCGTGGATTGGCCACACTGCTTACGTAAACTGTGCAGTCAGTGGTCATTCAGTATTCTCCAGGCAGTGCCATTTCTCATGTCTTGTTCAGTGAACTGACAATAGGCCAAATGCGCTGCCCATTCTTCAACTTCGTCCATGGTGGGTATGTTGAGATTTTCAATGGCTGACACTGATCGACTGCACAAACTTTGAGCAGCATTAGGCCCTAGTGTTATGGCTGGTTTACCAAACAACAATGCTTCGGTGGCAGCAATGCTTGAAAATGTTATCAAACAATGTATGTCATCGCTCAGAGCCATTTCCATAGTGTCTTGATTTACACGCACACTGCGACTTTGTTTGCGTCTCACAACAACTTCTCGATCAGTGTGGGCATTGATTTCTGCTTGTACTGATTCTAGCCAGGTGTCCAAATTGATGTCATAGAGATTCAGCAGCTTCTGGCTGGGAGGTGCCAACAAAATTTTACTGCCGCGAGTGAATTTCTTGGGTTGCCAGCCAGTGGCCGCCAGCCTGTCTCTAGGTCGAGATATAACCGGCCCAACGTTTTGAACGTCATTGCGTGTGATACGGTGATAGAGCTTTTTCTTGCCGTTGCCAAAATATCCAGTGTCAATGTAATAAAAATCTCGTCCTGCTTCACGACATGTGTTCATTTCTTTGCGTTTGGTTATGCCACGCAACACTGCTGGAACCGTTGCACTTTGGCTCTTGGCCCAGGTGCTAATTTGCCCGCCGCAGCCTTGAACAAAACTTTGCAAAATAGGATCATACATGTGACCTTTCCTTTCATATCTATATTCACTGTCTATGGCATGTACAGTCTGATTGTCTAAGGCTCGTATTTTTTCAGTCAGTGCTTCTAAGCTCAACCCATAATATTCGCCTGCTGGGTCCACACGATATTTGATCAAATCTCTAAACAATTCTGTCAGTTCTGGTGGCACCATGTCCAGTTCATGTTGAGGCAATGGTGCAAGTTCTTGTTCTTGTTCTTGTTCTAGTTCTGGTAACCCTAAATCTAGTTCTTGTTCAGGCAGTGGGGTTTGTTCTTGTTCCATGTTATGTTCTTTGCTGACAGTAGTCAGTTAATAGTCTTTCCTTGTGCCAGTCTTCTGCAAAATCGCCTGCATCAGCAAACTCATGAAAGCAAGGTGTACCCAAGGTGTAGTGTACCAGTTTGGCATTGGGGTTGTGGTTGTATTCAACATCCAACCAGTTCCACTCCGGGGGCAGTTCACCAATACGCTCATCGTCCAACCAGGTAAACCTATGCAGTTCTGCACCTGTTGACTTTTGCACAAACTCAGGAGTTAGTTTACGATTGGGGAAACTGTTGCAGTTCCATAAGATCACACTTGACCAGTTTTTGCGTGGATAGTCTTCGTTCCGGCTGCCAAGATATTTTTCAGTCATGCGTGTTTTATAATCGTGTTTGACCACCATGACGTCTTTGGCAAGATTTTGCAACTCCCACAGTTTTACAATGTCGTCACGCAAGATCATGTCACCGTCAATGAATATGGCCCAACCTGAGTAGTCCATTAAATGTGGCACAAGAAAGCGACTGTAGATAAACTGATTGCTGCCATCAGTGTGTGTTTCGTCGTAGTCCTTGAACAAGTTCAGTGCCACAGGAATAATTGCCACCGGCTGACTGGCATGTCTGATAATCGAATTCACACATGTGTGATATGCAATGGCTTCTCTAGGATCGTATCCCACAAACACAGGAATTGGTTTCATTTTTTACGTTCTATGTCATCTTCAACACAGCGTTCACCGTATTGTATTTCAATCAACTTCAAAGGTTGATCAGTTTCGTTGCACAACTGATGCCATTCGTTGACTTTGATAAATGTATGCTCATGCATGGTCAGTTGACACTTGACTTCTTGATCAGTTGATGCCTCATCCAAGGTATACACTGTGGCGTCACCTTCGGCCACAAACCAAAACTCTGCACGGCTGTCATGTCGTTGCATGCTCAAGCAGGTTTTAGGCATCACAGTGAGTTCTTTGAGTTTGGTGTTGGCACCTACTTCGTGCAACACACGATAGTAGCCCCAGGCACGATCAGTTCGAGGTGTTTTCCATTCTGTCAGTATCCACGAACTTGAATTCATTTTGTGCTCGCCACCTACACCAAAGCGAAAGTCCACATCATCAAACACCATTTCAGGTATATTGTCGGCAGTACGGTCTCCGCCATTGGCAAAGATAAACTTGGTTCTGGGCACAGTATAGTATGTACGAGCAACACGTATAGCATCTATAGCAGTGTTGTCATCATCATTGAACTCAATCACACGATCTACCATGCGTAAGTTTTCAATGATGGCTCGACGTTCCGTGGCAGGCATGAATGGTCGACCTTTTTTGCGTGTGAGCCAAGCATCGCTGTTGATACCAACCACAAGTCTATCGCCCAAGGCCCGGGCAGCTTCGAAATAGGCTATGTGCCCAGAATGCAGTGGATCAAACCCACCTGTAACAATTACAATTTTCATGCGGGTATTTAACCGATGTGATCAACGCACCACCAAAAAGCTGTCCAAGCTGCAATGAAAAATATCAGCAAGAAGAATTCCATTTCTGCTAAATCTCGTTGCCAGCGTTCTCGATCAGTCATTTCAAGTCAGTTTTATTTCCACAGTACTACGTTTGTTGCCCTGACTTGACACTATGTCAACAATTTCAAACCCATCTACGCCTATAAAGTTAGTAGGCGTTCCTTTGGTTCTGAGATCCAATATAATACGTGTGTCTTTGTGTGAGTGTTTTTTCATCAAGTCAATATATGTCTTTACAGGATAGTGATGTCCACAGCTGAGCCAAGATGTGATCAAATCAAATTTTATATTTTCATCAATATTGATGTTGTTGGTATCGATCAAGTGATAATTTTTTGTGCCTAATTCTTGCAGTTTGGCATTTAAAAAGTCAAAAGTATGATAAAAATACAAGTTATCTGACGTTGTGTTCCAATTGCCATAAGAAGCAGACTCAGGTTTGTTACTATTTTGTTGTTGATCACCATCCAGTAACCACAACTCTGTACCGTACTTTTCTGCAAAACTGCGAGATTCGTGGGCAAATCCGCAACCAATGTCCAATAGCTTGCCAACAGGCTGCGACAAATAAGCGTCAACTGTCTCAAAATTGGCTCGTTTTTTAGCAGTGTATCTTTCTTTAGTCCATTTTTGGGCCCAAGCAGCAGAGTCGTGTGCTCCTTTGTCTGGATTGTCTATGTAGTTGTTTAAAGGGTCTTTTTGTGTCATAATGTATTTAGTTTATTAAACTGTGATATCTTCCATACCTGCTGTGCGCAGTCGCACCACGTGACCCATTTGCCACTGCTTGGTATCCAAGCCCTTCATGATGCCCAGCCAACGATTGCGTAGTAATGCCACTTCGTTGATGATGGTTTCAAAGTCCACAACTTCTTCTTCACCGTCCACATACTTTTCAGCATCACGTGCTGTGAGCGCACGAGCATAGCCTTCCAAATACTTCTTGAAGTGCCGGGTACGTATCTTGCGCAGTTGGATGTTGAGAAAGTTCAACACAGCTTCAATCTCTTGCAGCTGATTGAACCTGTGTTCAGTTATGCCCGGCAAGGCAGTGATGTTCTTTTCTACCAGGCCGCCAATTTTGCAGTCACGCTTGGCATCTGTGAGTTCTGACTCAAAGTGTGCAATGAAATCAGGTATGTTGCCAAGATCAGCGACTACTTTACTGTACCACATCAGTAGTCATCTTCTTTGTTGTAGTTGTCCTCGTCATCAAACTCTTCTTCTTCTTCTTCTTCTGCATAGTCTTTGTCATTGTCCAAATATGCAGTCAGGGCTTTCTTGATGTCTGAATCACCTTTGAAGGCTTCCCGGATTTCTTCAACGTCATGATCATGATCAATCAGGATAGACACAATGCTTTCGGCAGCATCTATACGATCTACCACGTTGACGTATCGCTTTAGTTCGCCCCAAATTTCGCTTGCTACTTCTGCTGACATTTTATTCCTCCGTTGCGTCGGCTGTACTTACCTCAGTTTTGATGTTCTTGAAGTCAATCATGACCTTGTCCAAGCACCCATCATCATTCTTTTCCCATGCTTTACGGAACTTCTTGATGATCTCGCCTTCGCTGGTGGTAAACACCAGGCTGTTGCCTTCACGCTTGAGCATTTCTTTTTTCTCAATCAAGTCCACTAGGCCACTGTAAGGACTCATACCTGTGGTGTAAGGAATCTTGACCTGTACGCCTTCAAAGGGTTTGGCATAGCGGGTTTTCATAACTTTACAGCCTGCACGAATACCGTTGACGTCACTCACTTTGTTGCCGTCCTCATCCTCTTTCAGCTTCATCTTCTTCATGGCCACAACAATTGAGCTGGCGTAAATGAAACCTTGACCGCCGGAGATTTTATCATCAGGGTCAAACATGTCTTGGCTGGCGTATGTGTGGTTGGTACAAACCAAGCCCACATTGTAACTACCAAACATGTTCACACAGTTACGAACCAATGCTGTCAGTGCCTTAGGCTTACGGCCCAGATCACCTTTCATTTCGCCTGCATCAAACTGGTTCACGTCTGTGGGAGTCAACAGCATGCCCAGTGAGTCAATTACAAACATGACCTTGGGACGCTCGCCTTCGGGCAGGGCTTTGTAATCGCTCATGAATGTACTAATAGTCTTGGCAACATCGTCAATCATGGCCATACTCAACTTGAGCAGTTTACTTTCGCTGGTGTCCACACCCAAGGCTTTGAGCCAGTCTTCGTCAAGTGCGTTTTCACTGTCAATCAGCACCACAAAGATGCCTTGCTCTTGTGCGTTCTTCACAATGTTGCCTGAACAGATGTACGATTTACCTGCGCCCGAGTCACCAGCAAACACTGTGACCTTGCCCAGAGGAATACCGCGATTGAAATCGCCTGAGATCAAATAGTTTAGTGCATAATTGCCTGTTGAAATCCAGTCTGTAGGATCGTTAAAACCGATGCTTAGTCCATCGATTGATTTTGTAATTTCTTTACGGAATTTTGAAACGTCAAAGGGTTTACCCATGAATCACCTATTATTTTTAAAGAACACAGAGGGAGAGCCCCTCTGTGTGATTGCTGTCAATTACTTGGCTTGACGGCTACGGATCATGGCCAGGATGTCCTGGGCGTTTTGTCCACTGGCTGCAGGCTTGGCCACTGGTGTCACTGCTACAGGTGTGTCGTCTTCGTCAAAGTCACTTGCGGGTGCAGGTGCTGCCACTTTGAGTGCAGGCTTGGCTGCTGGTGCAGGAGTGTCCTCATCCGCATGTGCGGCTCCAGCACCACCTGGTGCTTGTACACCTGCAGGACGGAAGTACTGACTCCAACGTTCTGTGTCGTAAGGTTGTCCATCCACTGATGCCTCAAACATCTCTTTGATCACCTTCAACTCCACGTCGCCGGGTTTCTTGGGCAGGAATGTGCTCAAGTCAAACAAGCCATGTGTAGCAATTGCCGCTTGTTCTGCTTCAGTCAATGCTG